ACCAAGATCAGAGCAAAGATGAGAGCTGAAGGTGTCCTAGATGATTAATGCGAACATAGAACAAACAATTATCCGCAATCTCCTTACTAATATGGATTATGTGCGAAAGGTTGTTCCGTTCATCAAACCAGAATATTTTGAGGGTGTCTATCAAAAGTTATTCTATGAAGTACTAAAATTTAGTAGTAGGTACAATAAGCTGCCTACACCAGAAGCATTCAAGATTGAACTTGATAACACAGAAGGTTTTACAGATGAGCAATATAGACATGCGGTCGAGATCCTACCAGAACTTTTCAAAGAAGAGCCTGTTGATGAAACATGGCTACTGACTAACACTGAGAAGTGGTGTCAAGATCGTGCATTGTACAATGCCGTGATGGAATCTATCTCAATCATCGATGGTAAACACAAATCTCTGACGAAAGGTTCTTTGCCAGATATTCTGACCAAAGCATTAGCTGTCACATTTGACACAAATATTGGTCACGACTATCTTGAAAATGTAAATGAACGATATGAGTTCTACCATACTGAAGAAGAGAAAATCCCATTTGATATTGAACTGTTGAATGAGATCACCAAAGGTGGTCTGTCTCTCAAGAGTTTGAATATTATTCTTGCTGGCACAGGTGTGGGTAAATCCCTTGCCATGTGTCACATTGCGGCTGGTGCACTCAACCTAGGTAAGAACGTTTTGTATATCACAATGGAGATGAGCGAAGAACGTATTGCTGAACGGATTGATGCCAACTTACTTGACATACCTATCGATCAAATCGAAAGCTTATCAAAACAGATGTTCACCGAAAAGGTCGCTGGTCTCAAAAAGAAAACGAATGGTAGATTTATTGTCAAAGAATATCCAACTTCATCTGCCAACTCGAACCACTTTCGTGCACTCTTGAATGAACTGAAACTCAAGAAAGATTTTACTCCTGATATTGTATTCATCGACTATCTCAATATCTGTGCATCATCTCGTATGAAGATGGGCAACTCTGTAAACTCTTATACATACATCAAAGCAATCGCTGAAGAACTGAGAGGACTAGCCGTTGAATTTAAACTACCGATTGTCTCTGCAACGCAAACGACACGTTCTGGTTTTGGTTCGTCGGACCCTGGGCTTGAAGACACTTCCGAGTCTTTTGGACTACCCGCTACTGCCGATCTTATGTTTGCCTTGGTTGCTACAGAAGAACTGGATGCCCAAGGTCAGATCATGGTCAAACAACTTAAAAACCGATACAATGACCCAAACAAAAACAAACGATTCCTAGTCGGTATTGATCGATCTAAGATGAGGCTATATGATGTACAAGACAGTGAACAAAACTTGGTTCAAGATGTACCAGTATTTGAGAACACTGATACCAACGAAAGATTTAAGGATTTTAAACTATGACTTCAGCAAAGCTAATCGGATTCACTCAGCCAGTAGGTCTTGAACTAGACGAACTAGAAACTGCACAAGACTTGATTGCATATTGTGCAAGGGTATCAAATCCATCAAACCAGATGAACAAGAAAACATGTGAAAAGCTTATCCGATATTTGGTAAAGCACAAGCACTGGTCTCCTCTTGAAATGGCATCTGCTACTATTGAGGTCAGTACGACACGTGATATTGCCCGACAGTTTCTGCGACATCGTTCGTTCTCTTTTCAAGAGTTTTCTCAACGATATGCAGATCCAAGAGATATGGATGAGACATTTGTATTGCGTGAAGCACGTCTACAAGATACCAAGAACCGCCAGAACTCAGTAGAGACAGATGATGAGCAACTTGCAAAAGCATGGGCTATGAAACAGGCGCAGATTATTTTTGAAGCTAAGATGGCATACAAGTGGGCTATTGATAATGGGATTGCAAAAGAGCAAGCACGTGCTGTCCTGCCAGAAGGTAATACCAAGTCTGTTGTTATTGCAAATGGAACACTACGTTCTTGGGTGCACTATATAGAACTAAGAACAGCAAACGGAACACAGAAAGAGCACATTGATCTGGCAGGCGAATGCGCTATGGAGATTGCTAAAGTGTTTCCCATGATTGAGGAGTTTATTGAATGAAAAAGTTTGTAGTAGATAGTTGGGCAAGTATTATGGTTATGGAAAAATCCCCTCTTAAAAATATTCCAAATCTAATGGTACGACATATGGCATTTCAGATCCTTGCTTGGATGTGGTGCATTATCTTCAGTATGATTGTAGGAAGTTATCTTGCATTCGGCATTAGTGCTATTGCACATACACTTCTTCTTGCAGGTATCTTTATTACCTATAGCACATACCGTACCGCAAATAGTTGGGGGCATGAACAAGGGACTTTTGAATACAGAGGTGATGAATGAGTAGGGTTATATCAACTTACTGGAGTGATGTCGATGAGGGGCATTTCTGTGAGGTCAAGCTGAACTCAAGAGAAGAATATTTCTACATCAAATATTATGATGATAAAGGTAATTGTTATCATCGTGAGGATACAGAACACATCGAAAAGTCATTGCGTTGGTGTGAAGATGCTGCCGAGAACTGGGCATTGGGTATTAAAAAGTTGGTATTAAAAAATGACTGAAGTGACTATTCGCAATGAAGATCTTCTATCAGAACTAAATTCTGGCCTTGATGCTTTTATGTCGATTGAAGGTAGAAACAACTCTAAGTATCATGTATTCGAACCAGATGATGCAAAAGAAAAAGGCTTGCATTATACATCTGATGAGTACATCGAAGAGAAACTTAAAATGGGAGACAAGCACAGCGGATACCCAGAAGAACATTTCTCTCAACCCCTTGGAAAAATGGCTAGAGAAGATCCAGATAAATGGCATTCTATCATGTACAAGTTGAAGAAAGAACTTCCAGCATTTATTGGTGCTCACTCAAACGCTCTATTCAACTACTACCCATCGAAAGGTTATGTAGGATGGCACACTAACTGGAATGCAAATGCCTATCAGATCCTATTTTCATGGTCTGAAACTGGCGAGAGTTGGTTCAAATATCGTGATCCAGAAACTAAAGAAGTTGTCACTGTGCAAGATAAGCCAGGCTGGAACTGTAGACATTATTACTTTGGTCACAAATCCGAGAGAGATCACCACTGCTGGCATGCGATGTACACAGAGTGTGAGCGAATTACTTTGGCGTTCAAGGTTGTAAACGGTGAAGGTCTACATGACGTCACAAATCCTATGGCAGAGAGGCTACGCAACGAAATAATCGAAGATATTTCAGAAAACTTCTGAAAAACGCTTGACCACTGCGTGTTTATATGCTATTGTGTATAGACAATCAGAAAGAAAGCGAATCACTATGATTATTGTAAATGATATCCACGACGCTAAAACCATGCAAAATGTACTGGCTTCTGTCATTCGTCGTAATGCACGGTTTGGACACACTCAAGATCAGTTGCAAGAAGAACTGATGATGATCATCGATGATCTTGGGGCAAACATTAATCGTATAGATAACGAGATATCTAAAAACGAGGAAGAGTGACATGGTAGAGGCGCACACCTCGCTAGGCGGCTACCCGCTTGGATACTTGACTGAAGAAAACGACGTCTTGTGTGCTGAATGCGTCGAGCGCATGGCAAATGCCAATGACGACACGCTAATTACACAGTTCGTAATGTGGGAAGGTCCTGACCATTACTGCGCTGATTGCAGTACCGTTATGCCCACCGCATACGGCGATCCAGACGCCAATGAGGAAGGATAAAGGAAGGATAAACAACAATGAAATGGTATAAGTGGCTCTATTATGCTTCAGCAATAGCAGCTAATGTTGCTATTGGTGCATTTGTGTGGACCACTGTAACTGAAGCGAGGTCGCCAGATTCAATAGAACCTGCGCCTGTAGTAGTCAAGGCACAGACATCGATTGCAGTAAATGTAATACTCGATGTCAAAGAAGTAGGGTGTCTTGCAGACAACATCTATTTTGAAAGTTTAATCGAGCCTGTTGCTGGACAGATTGCGGTCGCTAACGTGACTATGAATCGAGTTGCTTCTGAGCATTTTCCTAACACTGTGTGTGAGGTGGTTTGGCAGAAGAAACAGTTCTCGTGGACTCACGATGGTAAGAGTGATACGCCATTGGCTGGAAAACAATATGACGAGATTTACAATCTTGCTGAAATGGTTTATACTGGTAAGTTACCTGACATTACTCAAGGTTCTACATTCTATCATGCTGATTATGTAAGTCCAGCATGGGCAAAGAAGATGGATCGTAAAGTAGTGAAGATTGGTCGTCACATTTTTTATTGGAATAAGGATATCCACTAATGACTATGGATAGAGAGGAGAAAATGGCTATTGATTATAAATTTAATGAAGGTGAATTGATTGCTGAGTTTCAAGACTACATTGACTCAACATATGCTGGTCACTACGCAAAGAACAAGTTTCAGTCCACTGAAGTGATTATTGAACGTGGTCACGGAACTGGTTTCTGTATGGGCAATATTGACAAGTATTCTAACCGATATGGAAACAAAGGAACTCGTGAAGATGCTCGTAAGGATCTACAAAAGGTTCTCCACTATGCGTTAATACAATTGTATATCCACGATAATGAGTTAGATTAAATATATGGGCAAACGAAGTGATTTTGAAAGAAAACCAAGAGATTACTATCCAACGCCAATAGAGGCGGTTATACCTCTGGTACCACATCTACCCAAGAAAGGTCTGTTCGCAGAACCATGTGCAGGGGATGGTAGACTCATTCGTCACATCGAAGAACTTACAAATTTACATGGTTATTGGATGACAGACATAGAACCACAAGCAGACTTTGTGGGTGATGGAAATGCCTTGACCGATAAGATTGTGGGCTGTGACGTGTGTATAACAAACCCACCATGGGATAGAAAAATCTTACATCCAATGATCGAAAATCTGTCAAGTCAACTACCGACATGGCTATTGTTTGATGCCGATTGGATGCACACAAAACAAGCCACTCAGTATATGCCATTGATCAGAAAGATTGTGAGTGTGGGAAGAGTTAAATGGTTTGGTAATGTCAGTGGTAAAGACAACTGCTGTTGGTATTTGTTCTCACCATCGGATTACCAAGGATCAACATTCTTCTACGGAAGACAGTGACATAAATATCACTACCATAATATAATCTAGATACGCATTGACATATAACTGATTCTATAGTACTATATACTTCGTAAGCGTTGAAGTGACGTTGACACATACTGGACCTGGGGGCGGTACCCAGCAGCTCCACCATAACTACACTTGAGCGGTTGGCCTAGTGCAAGTAAGGACTCGAAAGAGAATAGACTTGAGTGTAGTTATGATGGGGCTGAAATAGGATCGACAGGTGTGAAGATGAAGTGGAGTTTACCGTGTTGGCCTACGTTATTCAGCCAAAACTACTAAATGCAAACGATAATTTTGCACCATCTGAGTTACGCCTAGCTGCATAACCACAGGGGGTATGGGTTCCACCTAGCAACAGAACGGGCCTCTTTATCATGAAAATCTTAAAAATAGGAAACAATCTAAAATGAAAACTACTATTCTCGCAACTGCTTTTGCTCTTGCTGCCACTGGCGCACTCGCAGAAGAAACTTCTATGTTCCACATCGGCGCTGCTGGTGAAGTGGAATACAGCGTTGAAAACGAAAGCTTCGCTATGGAAGTTGGTCCCACAATCGATATGGGAAACATTGGTGTTGCCCCGAAACTCTTAACGTCTGTAGATACAGGCATGGACTTCAACTTTGTTGGTGTTGAAATCGAAGCAACATATGGCTTTTCTAACAATCTAGAATTGTATGGCGAAGTATCTGCTGACAACGATCTCGAATATGAAGATCTGAAAATGGGCGTCAGATTTCAGTTCTGACCCAAATAAAACATTTTAAAACAGAAAAAGGAACCCTAGAGGTTCCTTTTTTTATAAATAAGCTTGAATGAAAACTTTAGGCAATGGAATATAATATGTACAGAATTTTACTAACATTATTTTTTATTATTATCGGTACCGTTGGTTATGCTCAAGAAGATGCTATTGACTGTCCAGAAGGATATATCTGTACTATCTCAGATACAGATGGAACCCAAACTATAGACAGTACAACCACAGTCAAGTCTCCCCCACCATCAGCTATCAGTCCTTCGATTAACACAAGTAACAGCGATAGTTGTACTGTTGGTGTATCTGGTGCGGTGCAAACACAAATCCTTGGTATCAGTGCTGGCAAGACTGTCCGGGATTTTAACTGTGAGAGACTCAAGAATGCTAAAACATTATATGATATGGGAATGAAAGTTGCAGCAGTTTCTGTTATGTGTCAAGATACAAGAATTTTTGATGCTATGATGGATGCAGGGACTCCATGCCCTTACGATGGAATGATTGGTCAGATGGCTAAAGATGCTTGGCAGAATGATCCAAAGAAACAAGAAGAAAACACAAGTAAAGATTTCAAAATATTTAAGGATTGGGATAAAGAAGATGCAGATACTGCAAAGGCTGGCCTTGGCATTGGTGCTTTGTTGGCCCTCTTACTCGCACTCTGAAATAATATTCGGGAGAGGTACAACGGCAGAGCAAGAATGGGTTATGACGAATGTTATACCTCAAGCCTTGGGTTTGAATGTGAATGGTGTTTATCATCGTTATACTATTGAGAAAGATCCTACCACTGACTCTGTAGTCAGAATTTGTAACGAGAATCCAAATGGAAATGGATGCACATATTTGCTTGTTGATGATTGGAGCCAACAGCCAGGAAGTACAAAGATTGGATATGATCCAGTAAGCATATTGGGAGAGTCGTTAGGAAAAGGATCTATTACTGTTACAGGTGATGGTACAATAACAGACTCCATAATCCATTATGATTACGTATATAATACATGTGACGATCCAATAAATGATCCAAGGTGTCCAAACTATGAATCGGCTCTTTTGGCTTTTTTAATAGAAAATGGTTTACTTGATGACCCTGATGTTAAAGATCCGTATTTGGATGAATATGTTCAGTTACAACTGGATAAACAAGCCGAACAAGAAGAGGACAATGCTAACGAAGAGGAAGTTGTAGAGGAAGAAAAAGAAGAAGAGACTTTACAAGAACAACTTGCAGTTGGTGGTGCAACAGAAAAGATTGCGAGCATAGCAGAACAAAATGCGATGATGATAGCGTTAAGTCAAGCACCAAAACTTAACTCATATTATGCGCAAGACATACAAGGTGGCGAATATAAGGACACCATTACACTCAAAGATAATGAAATTGTTGACAATAAAAGAGCATTAAGAAGTTTTTCTAATGACACTAAACATAGAGAAATAGTACGTTCTCAATATAAATAAACTATAAACTAACAAAGGAAATGCCATGAAAAAATTCTTAGCAACTACTGCTTTGGTTATTATGGGCGCAAGTGCAGCATACGCAAATAACACTAACATTCAAGGTAACGTACAATCACGTTGCTCAATTGTCACAGAAACTTCTGGTGTCTACGGTAACCCTACAGCAGACACGTTGACTACTGTAGCCACAGACGGTGGTGTCTTGCCTATTATTCGAGTAGATGTTATCCAAGCAGACTCGTATAAAGTCAAGATCTCTTGGCCTGATTCATTCTCGTCAAGTCCAACCCTCACTGACAGTGTTGTATGGGATGGTGAAATAGAAGTAAGTGCTGTGTCTGATGCGAATATGTCTTCGTATGAAACAGATAAAGTGGAATACAATAATCATACTGAATATGATTTAACTCTTTCTGGCAGCACTTGGTTCAAGGTAACATCTACCGCAGAATATGGTGTTGATAAATCATTCCCAGGTGGCGTATATACCGCTATCGTGACTAGTGAATGCATTCCGAAATAATGAAACAAATATTGTTATGCATTGTGTTGGGAGTTATTTTTGTGGGGTGCAGTGTAATTTATGCTGCAGGACATCAACTAACACCTACATATCCAGAGATAAAAGAATCACATATAGAAAATGTGTATGTTGTAAAACTGGAGACATTAAACCGAAGGGAAGATGTAAGATTTTTTGAAATCCAAGTGTTGGATAAAGATATGAATCCTATTATGTTTGCTACTACAGATCGGATCATAAGCTTACCCTACCTCTCAAGAAAGAACTTTTCTGTGTATGTACGGAAAAGAGATGTGAAACAGGTAGTGTATGTTTGCACTGTCTCAAAATTAAACAGACTGTCTGATGCAGAGAGTAATGCAAACACGGTCATAGCTTCGAGGGTTTGTTCGAAGATTAAGTGAGGTGATATATGAGAATATTTTATGTATTCTTTCTGATTATAATTGCTAGTAAAGCTTATGCCGACAATAGTTCTTTGAACTTACAGTTGCCAAATAGTAATAGCAATTACCAATCAGACAAGTTTAGAGATGGTGATTTAGATTGTTCCAACTCTATTGGGTCGGCAACGAACCTAGAGTTTGGTGTGACAGGAATCATCGATGGAGATTCGGTTGGCTCATCAACCAGTACATCACCTGACGTTGGTGTATTTGCACGGATTACAATACCCCTAGGTCGAAGGGTCAAAAAGAGAATCGACTGCAATAGATTATTCGAGTTGGCGATAAGAGAAAAGCAACTAGAACTTATGAGGCTAGAGGCTGAACTAAAGAAACTACAAGAACTTTCGTTCGAGAACTGATTTATTACTACTACCCCTTTTGGGTGTGATACACATTATGTTTAACACATTACAAGGGGTTTACTATGCCTTACATAGACAAGAGCCACAAGATGGCTGTTATGGCTCAACTTGCTTACAAAAGCAAGGAAGCTTGGATGGATTTCAAAGAGATGGGATATCCATACCATAGATTTTACGACGTACACGGCGCTCAAGTACACGTAGTGTGGAACCAAGGCGAAATGGTTATCTGTTTTCGTGGTACTGAACCATCCGAATTTTCCGATATTACTGCTGATCTAAATGCTTTCCCTGACCGTGCTCAAGTTGGTGGTTGGGTTCATAACGGATTCCAAAACGAACTAGAGAAGGTTTGGCCTCAAGTTAATGAGTTAGTGAAAGATAAAGGCAAAAAGAAAAAACTATACATTTGTGGTCACTCCCTTGGGGGTGCTATGGCTACAGTATGTGCAAGTAGGCTAAAACCTCTTGCTCTTTTCACATATGGCTCTCCAAGGGTTGGCACACGTAAGTTCGTGCGCAATATTACTTGTGAGCATCACAGGCATGTCAATAACAATGATATTGTACCCAAAGTTCCATTTGCGATTATGGGATACAGACATCATGGGAATCTGCGCTACATTAACTTCTATGGAAACATCCGTAAGATGTCTCGTTGGCAGAGATTTAAAGATGGTTGGAGAGGTCGTATGGCTGCTTGGAAAAAGAGGCAACCATTTGACGGTGCACGAGATCATGGTATGCAAAACTACGTAAAATATCTGGAGAAAAAAGATGCATAAAACTAACCTATACGACGCAAACCTAGTCAAGGTTGTTGACGGTGATACTGTTGACGTAGATATTGATCTTGGTTTTGGTATCAAACTAACAAATGAACGTGTACGTATTATGGGTATTGACACTCCAGAATCACGTACATCAGATAAGGTAGAGAAAGTATTTGGCCTTGCTGCAAAGAACAGACTGAAAGAACTGCTACATGGTGGCTGCATTTTAATCACGACTGAAGACAAAAAAGGTGAGGATGAAGTCGGAAAGTTTGGTCGAGTTCTAGGAGACTTTGCTGTTGGTGATAAGACAGTCACTGAGATCCTTATTGAAGAAGGTCATGCTGCAGACTATTATGGTGGATCAAAAGAAGAACTACTAGAGGTTCATATGAAGAACCGTGCAAGGCTTATTGCAGAAGGTGTTGTATCTCAAGCAGATGTTGATGCGGCAGAGGCTAAAATGAAATGATGGAAATGATAGAAAGAATGTTTGGCGATACGCTGTGGATTTGGACGGCTATCGCTGGTGCTTTACTCGGTGCGGCATTTCTCGCATGGTTTAAAGAAACTAGAGCAGGTATTTGGGGTTATTCCAAGTTTGACCAGTTGCTAGATCATCTTGTTAACAAGTGGGGGTGGACTTGGTTACAAGAACCACCTGACGCTTGGCGGAAAAAATATCCAAAAATAACCAGAAAAATAGATGAACTGGAGGACAGAATCAATGAACTGGATAAAAAGTAGACTGAAAGAACGAACGTCTTGGGACGGTATGGTTCTTATCGCAGGTGGAGTAGCAATGATACTCATGCCTATTTCACTTGTAGCCTATGGCATGATTGCTTGGGGTGCATTCACAATTTGGAAAAAACAGTAAATGTCTGAAGAAACTAAAGAAGAAGTTAAAACTTTCCACCCAGCCGATAGTAATGGTGATGGAAAGGTAAGTGCCGAAGAACACGCAATGTACCTAGAGTTTAAACGTAAAGAACTCGAAGATGCAGATGCAATGAGAGATGCACAACGTAACATGACTTGGTTCGCCTTGGCTGGTTTGTTGCTCTATCCATTTGCAGTTGTACTTGCTAACCTAATCGGTTTGGACCAAGCAGCAAAGATCCTAGGTGATATGGCAGCGACATACTTTGTGTCGGTAGCTGCTATTGTTGCAGCATTCTTTGGTGGACAAGCATACGCAAAGAAAAAGTAAAGGAGTTGTAGATGGCAGAGATTGAATATGAAGGAATCAAGGTAGGAGGGTCAAAGCTGTTGCTTCTGATTCCTTTACTTGGTACCCTAGGTGGTGGTCTATGGGGCGGTTTCGAATTTTATAAAGATTACATGGATATGAAAGAAATCATAGCTAATATAGACACTGATGCAATCTCTGCCCGCAACGACGTAATCGAAACAAAACTTGGCGAGGCAATTGACTACACGAGAGACATCAAAAACGACTTGAGATCCGATGTAATGGCAATGGAAGATCTAGTGGATAAGATCGAGGCAAAAGTTGATGTGGCAGAGAACCGTATTAAGGAATCTCAGAATGGCATCGAAACAACTCTTGAAGGTGTGCGCAATGAGATGAACTCTTTGCAGAAAGATGTGACTGCATCCATTCGTGAAGTAGAAGCCAATAGTAGAATAAATGAAAAAGATGTTCGTGATACTATGAGAGCAACTGAAACTCGTATTGATGAAAAGATGAGATTGCTCGAAAGAGATTTAAAAGAGATACTACAAGAGGCACTTGACAATCCTTTAGCTGACTGATATTATAGATAGTTATTGATAAGGGTAAAGCTTATCAAATATCTTAATGTGAGCGACGGTGTAAAGCCGTCAAGCAAAGGAGAATTAAATGGACGCACTCACACTGTGGAGCCTAGTCGGCTTCCTGCTGGCTGCATATGCAGTTATTGCAAACGATTCAGTACAGACGCTCGGTACTTGGATGGCATCAAACAATGAGCGATTTAAATATACAACATTATGGGCAGCGGCATCCGCTGTTCTATTAGTAACACTCTGGTATGGCTGGAGTGTAAACGGCGGTGATATTTCATACGGTCGTTTGAATAAAATCCCATGGCAAGAAGTACAGTGGTATCACGCTGCTGCACCTGCTATTCTGGTTGCACTTACTCGACTTGGTGTGCCAGTATCAACTTCATTCCTAGTATTATCTGTATTTGCTTCTTCCTTTGTGTTGGAAAAGATGCTGATGAAATCTATTATGGGATATGGTGTTGCTGCAGCATTTGCATATGTTATCTGGTTTGCTATTCACAAATATGCTGGACAATGGTTTGATGAAACAAAACCAGTAACCGAAAGCAATAAGAGAGCATGGCGTATTGCCCAGTGGGTTGCTACAGGTGGCCTGTGGTGGACTTGGTTGTCTCACGATATGGCAAACATTGCAGTATTCTTGCCACGTGAAGTGCCACTGGATCTGATGTTAATGATCAGCGTAGTATTTGTTGCTGGTCTGTTTTTCATGTTCCGAGAACGTGGGGGTAAAATCCAACAGATTGTACTTGAGAAACACAACACAAGGTATGTTCGATCAGCAACTCTGATTGATCTATTCTATTGGTTGTGTCTGTACTTCTTCAAAGAACTCAATGACATTCCAATGTCTACAACTTGGGTCTTTGTTGGTCTACTTGCTGGTCGTGAACTTGCAATGGCAACATACTTTGGTAAGAAGAAAACCAAGAGTGTATTCCCACTGGTTGCAAAAGACTTTGGTAAAATGATGGTTGGACTTGGCGCATCTGTTGCACTTGTTCTTCTCATTCACTATGTGATTGCATAATGTTTACCAAGTTGCCTGATAGAGTAAATCTAACTGGCCTCAGAAAAGAGGTTGACCAGATATTGTCTGGTCAACCTTCCTTGCAAGTAGGATTGCAGTCAAACAAACCAGATGGATCTTGGAAAGATGCTATTGGTAGAGGTACGAATATGGTCGAAACAGAATTCACTCATCTCGTATTTGACTCTCCTCTCATAAATCACTACATCAAAAAATACAATATGCATAGGACACGGATCTTTGTCAGTAATCCGAAGACGTGTCTCAGTTGGCATCACGATAGGTTACCAAGAATACACATTCCCATACAGACAGATCCTGGTTGTATCATGATCGTAGAGAACGAGGCGATGCATCTGGAAGCTGGTAGCATCTATAGAGTAGATACACGAAAACACCACTCAGCAATGAATGGTTCAAAACGCAACCGCATACACATAGTGGGTTGCGTTTCCGACTAAGGTTATTTACCCTTGATTTTTACGTATCCACGTTAACCAGTGAACGCAATCGTCACAAGGGTCATATCCAAAGCTTAAAGGCATATCTTCTTCCATAACGATTTATTTATCAAAAAAACTTTTAAAAAGAGTTGACAAGGGGTGATTCGCATGCTATTATGTATATGTAATCAAGAGAGAGACGAATCAGATGCTAGAACAACTTCAGAACTATATCGCTGCTTGTGAAGCCAATATCGTTACCTATAAAGAGATGGGTGATGAAGCTGCGGTCAAAGCCGCTGAAGGCATGATTGCCGACTTCGAAAACCTCATTGCTAACCTTTAAGGAAGGAATACAACATGACTATGAATGAAGCGATTGAAAAACTTATGACCGCCATCAAAGATGACTACCGTGCGCACACGTGGACAGATTGGATGATCGAACGGTTCGAAGATGGTCTGACTTTTAAAGAAGGCAAGAAATACATCAAAATTATCGAACGTGGTAGTGCTTGGGGGTTCATCGTGAAAGGTGAAGACAAGCAGTTCAAAGTCGGTGACATTTTGAAACCTGCAAGTTGGGCAACACCTGCTCGTAATGCAGCACGTGGTAACGTCTTTGAAGACTATACCATTCAGTGGACAGGTCCACTGTACCTGAAATAAGAGTTGACAACTCTTTTTAAAACTGTTATAATACACTTACCAAATCGGAGAGAATCACATGACTTACACTTTTAGCGAAGACATCTTTTCGGACTTTCACAAGGATGCCTATGGTTACCGTCCAACGGCTGATCATCCTTTCTATTCTGCCTCAGATGATGAAAAGCAACGCATCTGGGACCGAACCTCTGATGCAATGAAGGAAGAGATGGAGCGTGAAGAACAGCAACTGAAAGCTGATCTCAAAGCGTTTCAGACTCGTGTTCAAGATACAATCGATCTTGGTGCTGGTGATTTCAAAACAGCCATTCGTTGGATGTGTCAGAAGGAAGAATTTCGTGACATCCAGTGTGTGGAACATTGGGTCTGGCAGCAGGGAATCTTGTTCAGCGATTACGGTCGTGAGGTCGTAAAACATATCACTGAATATGTTGTTGACAACTCTTTTTAAAACTGCTATAATACACGTATCAAATCAAAGAAAAGGAATCACATCATGGCACACGAACTTGAAATGGTAAACGGCGAAGCGCAGATGGCATATGCTGGGGATCTCCCATGGCATGGTCTGGGCACAAAGGTATCCAACGATCTTACTCCACGGATGATGATGGAGAAGGCTGGCTGTGATTGGACCGTTGAAGAGGTCGAATCATACATTGACCATCAGGGTGAAAAAATCCCAACTGGACAGAAATCTCTTGTCCGTTCTACCGACAGTAAGATCCTTACCAATGTTGGTAAAGATTGGCATCCATGCCAGAATGAGACAGCATTCGAGTTCTTTAATGAGTTCGTACTTGCTGGTGACATGGAAATGCACACTGCTGGTTCACTCAAGGGTGGTCAGATTGTATGGGCATTGGCTAAAGTCAAAGACTCTTTTGAAGTCTTTGATGGAGACCAAGTAGACTCATATATGCTGTTCTCTAACCCACACCAATATGGAAAGGCAATCGATGTACGATTTACCCCTATTCGTGTTGTTTGCAACAACACTCTTACTTTCGCTATCAACTCTCAGTCTGCACGTGCAGTCAAAGTTGGTCACCGTGCCGCATTCAACCCAGAGCGTGTAAAAGAGACTATGGGTCTGGCTCAAGAGAAGTTTGCCAAGTACAAAGAAATGGCTGATTTCCTTGGTTCCAAGCGTTTCTCTGTTGAGAACCTGATGCAGTACTACAGCGAAGTCTTCCCACTGTCTAACGGCACAAAAGAAGATATCCCTACTGCTGAAACTCTTTCACGTCCAGCGAAGCAAGCCTATGAGGTTCTTGAATCTCAGCCAGGTGCTGAGTTTGGTGAAGGCTCTTGGTGGCAAGCACTCAACTCTGTCACTTACATGACAGATCACATTCAAGGACGTTCTGCTGATGCTCGTTTGTTCAATCAGTGGTTTGGCACTAACCAAGTGCGTAAGGTGAAGGCTGCTGAGAAAGCAGTGGAGTACGCTCTTGCGTCATGATATTCACGAAGATTGGATCGAGTTCTTTCAGAAGGACTCGGTTCATGAGTTATATCATGAATACATACTACGGAAATTGAAAGAGGCAAGAGAAAATGAAACTGATAAACGACAGCAAAGATCCCTACCTAGTGGGGATACTTGACTCGGATGGTGAAGCACTGGATGTAGTTGGTTGGATTGGATCTCTCAATCGAGATCTGACTGACTCTGGTTACGAGAAATACCAGTATGAAGTTGTCCAACGAGGGAAAAAAATCTACATAGAGCAAAAAAAGGGGGCGTAAGTCCCCTTTTTATTTTATATAAATAGTGTAGAATATCATACTTTCATGGGAAACACAATGATTCGTTTTAAAATTTTTATGTCTGAAGCTAAATTCAGTCCACAAAACTTTCCAGCAAATGTTGGTAATAATAAAGATTTTTCTGGTGCTGGTGAAAGAACCATGTATGCTCCAGAAGTTGCAAATGATTATATATTTAAAGAAGGATTTCCTATGGATAAGCCATCTGCTGTTTATGCTGAAGGTGGTAAAGAAGTCAAGAAGCTATCAAAGGGTGATATAATTCACTTCACCATGCCTGCACAATTGTATAGACATAAAGAACTGGGCATTAAAAAGGCAGGCACCTTTGCTGCGATATCTTTGAAAGGATTTGATCAACAGCCAATAGGGTATGTTCCTATCAGTGCTGTTACAAAACCAGGAGGTAACTCTCAAGGTAGAGTTGGTGCTGGATCTAAGACTCAAGACATGGTTGCACTGCAAGTCAAAGACATAGCATTTTCTAAAGGTATTAAGGTAGAAACTGAATTTAAAACTGCAAAGGCTGGATCTACGATCCCTGACTTGGTTATGACTATTAATGGCGAAACAACCCAGTTTGAAATCAAGGGTACAAACAGTCGTACAGCACCTATTGCGTTTTTTGATAAATCCGTGAAACGTACTGGTAGAGTGCCAGAGATTGTTGATGAGATTACACAAGATTTTGTAAGCATTTTAAAAGTTGATGGGAAACTTGTTTCTACAGAAATGAGAAAAGCAAGGCACAAAAACAATTTCATCGGAGCAATGGATTATTTCCAATCAATAGATTCTTCTATTGGGATGGCAGGTGATAAAGGTGTTTCTAAATCTGGAAAATTGCCACCACAGTTTACGACTATTGATAGAAAACTTCTTACTAAACTAAGACAAACAATCCTTGACCACTTTAAAGAAGGCGGCGATGATTATTTTGTTGTCCACAATAGATCAGGAAAAGGTAGTTTTGAAATCTATTATGTTGGTGGCGGTAAAGCTGGAAATGTACTCAAGATGCCAGAACTACCTCAATTTAAATCATTTGCATTTGCAACCTATGGTGGTCGATCAAGCGGATCTACTAGAGTGGGATTTAAAATCAAGCTATGACCCTAAATTTCTCGGACTATATAACAGAACAAAAGAATACTTTAAAAGGAGTGGAATAAATGGCTTCAATGTATCTTTCCCCAGAACACTTTATTCAAATTTCTGCTGGTCGTGTAAAAGACACGAGTCATATTAATAAATTTGGCTATAATTCCGCAGTTGGTACTTCATATGAAACTGTTACAGACCTTGGAACAAATAACTTGCCATCATCGGCTGCAGTTGTTTCTATAGTTTCTGCATCTACAGCAGATACTTCTGCAGGAACTGGTGCTCGTACTGTAGAAATTCAAGGTCTGGATGCAAACTATATAGAAAAAACAGAAACTGTAACTATGAATGGGCAGTCAGCAGTAACAACTACTGCAACATTCATTCGTGTATTTAGAATGAGAGTAGCAAGTGCTGGCACAGGTGAAGTCAATGCAGGTAATATTACCGCATCTATTTCTTCCTCAGACGTTGCTCGTATTTCTGCAAATGAAGGTCAAACTCTTATGGCTGTCTATACCGTTCCTGCAAATAAGACAGCATATCTTATCAAGTTTCAAGGTTCCTTATCTAAAAATCAAGAAGCCCAGTTTCAAATTAGAAGAAGAAAAAGTGAAGAAAGTACTTGGAATACAAAAGGTTTATGGGGAACATTTTCTGCATCAGTTAATTATGATTATCCTGTTCCAATAAAGTTTACAGAGAAAACAGACATTCAAGTTCGTGCTAAAGCTGGAGCGACATCAGAGATTGGCGCAATCTTTGATTTGATTATCATAGACGGAGTTGATAGTTAATCTATGAAAACTTTTAGAGAAACATTAATAGAACAAAAGAATACACACATGACACACATCGAAGATGCTGTGTTCAGAGGTGGAGTCAACGGTGCACGTGAAAGCATCATGGCACTTAGATCAGTGAGGGACATGCTAAAGGGGGAACAAGATGGAAACGTTTCTGTTACGTGGGATGGTGCTCCTGCTATTTTTGCTGGTACTGACCCTAGTGACGGAAAGTTTTTTGTGGCAAAGAAGGGGATCTTTAACAAGAATCCTAAAGTTTATAAAACTGCTGCGGATGTCGATGCTGATACTTCTGGTGATCTGGCTGATAAGCTTAAACTTGCACTGAAGCATCTACCATCCATTGGTATCAAAGGTGTTATCCAAGGAGACTTTCTATTCGGTCCAGGCGACGTCAAAAAGAAAAAGATTAAAGGAGAATCTTATCTTACCTTTCATCCCAATACCATTGTCTACGCTGTTCCAAGCGATAGTCCAAATGCGAAAGACATCACATCAGCGAAACTGGGGATTGTCTGGCACACTACATACAAAGGATCAGACTTCGAATCGATGAATGCATCCTATGGAGTAGATACCTCTAAGTTTAGATCTAAAGCTGTTTGGTCGCAAGACGCTATGCTACGAGACATGACAAAATATACTATGAATGAAAAAGAATTGGAGAAAGTAAATGGTCACCTTTCAAATGCTGGTAAGATA